CGAGCTGCACAAGGTATCCCCAGACTTTCCAGTATCTCTCGTCTCGCCTTTCCTCATACATAACGAACGGCTCCTTATCAGCCAGCCTCCCGGTTTGAGCCGCGCCACGCACCACACGCCTCAGTGATTGCGCGACGTACCACGTTTATCACAGTCAGGCGACCTTTACCAGTTCCATCTCCATATGGCACCAAATCCCGGAAAGGATACACATGAATCTCAAGGACTTTCTCCAGCACAACAATCTGTCAGCCGCCGCCTTCGCCGCGCGCGCGGGCGTCCCCGTCTCGTCGGTCACGCGCTACCTGGCCGGCAGCAGGGAGTCGGTCACTCCGCTCACGGCCGCCAAGATGAGCGCAGCCGCCAAGGGCCTCGTATCGGTCCAGGAGATCCTCTTCCCGCACGGGATGCCGAAAGGCGCCAGAATGACGCCAAGGGCCAGCCGACATTCCTCGCATGATGCGAAGCATCTCATGAAGTAAGCAGCCGCACTACACACGATTTGCACACTCCGTGCCATATGGCAACGCATCCACAGGAGGATATCATGCCCACCCTATGCTCCGAATGCCGGCGGCTCGACTATCTCGACGGCCACTGGATACCCGCGGACGCGGGCCGGACCCGGTGGCGCTACGTATGCCACTGCTGCCTGTCCAAGTGGGAGAAAAAAGCGCGACTGGCTAACGAAACGTTAACGACTCGTTAACGACTCGTTAACGACCGTTCAACGACGTTACAACGACTAATCAACGACGTTACAACGACCATTTAACGAAGTAAAAACGAGGTCAAAACCATGAGCACCGACATCCGAATTTCGACCAAACTGCTCACGCATCATAAATTTGCGAAGCTAAAAAAGCATATCGGCGACGCAGCGGCGGAACACCTGCTGTGGCTCTGGTGCTACACGGCCGACAACCGCCCCCACGGCGAGCTTACAGGCATGGACAATGACGATATAGCCCATGCCGCAAACTACCACGGAGACCCCGAAAAGTTCGTCCGAATCCTCCTTTCGGTAGGCTGGCTGGACCAGCTGCCAAGCGGCGTCCACGCCATCCACGACTGGGCCGACCACAACCCCTGGGTATACAGCAGCGAGCCTCGCAGCGACCGTGCTCGGCTATCGAGAATGGCCATGACCCACCGACCGCTCTACGATCAACTCAAAAAACAGGGCTATACCGCCATCTCAAAAGACGAGTACACTTCCATCATAATGGCCTCCAACAAGCCCTCCAACGATTCGTTAACGACCGTTGAACGAGCGTTGAACGATTCGTTAACGACCGTTGAACGACCCGTTAACGTAATGCAGCTAACGCCTGCTCCTGCTCCTGCTCCTGCTCCTGCTCCTTCTCCTGCTCCTATAGCAGATAAAACCACTCTTCGGTCATCGCCGATGACCGGCGTGCGTCTCAAAAAGCCTGCGGGAGGCAAAAAGGCCTCAACGGAAGCATGGGTCAACGCCCTGGGCAACGGTCTCCGCAACTGGTTCGAGAACGATTGGTGGTCGGCGCAGCTGCGCAAGGTCAAAAAGAAGGAATGCGCGATCGCCATCTATGACCTTAATCCGTCACCGGATCTGATGGACCGGATTCTTTCCGCATACATCGCTCAACGCGACAACGACTTCGCTCATCGCGACCCCTCCAAGGTGCCGCATCCGGCCACCTGGATAGACGGCGCCTGCTGGGAGGACGAGCCGTTGCGCCAGGCAAGCGGGCGCGCCTTAACAGACTGGGAAATCGAGCTCGAGCGTATGGAGGCCGAGCTGGCAAAGGAGAAGCATGGAAAAGACGACTGATCTCGCATACCGCAAGCTTATCAAGAAGCTGGTCTACTACTACAACCTCAAGGTGCTGCCCAGCAAGTACGCCGTTGACATGTGGTGCGACGAGCTCGACAGGATGCGGATACCTTCGGAGCAAATCGAGGAGATATTCAACCACGCCAAGCAAGCTCCAGGTTTCCCGAAAAACCTTCCCATGGCGATCCGCGACGCACTCCAGGCCCATCTCTCATCAACCGGCCGGCAATATACCCGCGATCCTCCAATCCATTGCGATGTTAACTGCGACGCAGGCATCCTCTTCGTGAAAAAATACAACCTGGACCACGATTGCCATTACCGCTACGCGTTTCGCTGCAAACACTGCACACGGAGTGAGGCAACCGGAATTCCAGCCGCCTATTTGGATCAGCTGGAGCATGACGGCTATCACCCATACCAGCCGGGAGAGTGAAATGAAGACCACCAAATATGAGACGGCCAAACTTGCGGCACTGAAGACCAAAACCAACAACCTCGGGGTTTCCATCGCCATCGCACAATTCGAAATCGAATCGGAAAACCCCGAACTTGACTTCGCTCCGCTGCTCTCGGCCCAGCGCACCTACGTATCGCTGACCATAGAGCAGAGCCGCGTACGCACTTTCGACGATTGAAAGGAGCCCATCATGATCATCTGCGCCTGCGACCCGGACACCCAGACCCCGGCATTCGCCGTTTACGCCGGCAAGCACATCATCTACTGGGACTGTCTCATCACCAGGAAAGAGCATTGGATCAACCAGGTGGCGACCATCATCGGCCGCCACGAGCCTGAGCTGCTCGTTATCGAGGCCCAGTTCATCCCGCCAAGCAAGGAAGGTATACGCCGCTTCAAGTCCATCGCCGAGCTGTGCGCGGCCCGCGGCGCCATCCAGGCGATATTCCGCCTGCACGGCATAAACTCGGTGCTCGCCGAGCCCTTCGAGTGGCAGCAGTCGCTCGGCGGCTCCCGCTGCGGCCGGGACGCCCTCAAGCGGCTCTCGCAGCTCAAGGCGAGCGACATCACCGGCACGCCGATAGAGAACATCAACACCGCCGACGCCATCTGCATCGGCGACTGGTGGGCCAAGACCCAGATGCGTACCTACGAGAGGGAGTTGCAAAATGCGAAAGCGACAAAACCTTCCAAAGCTCGACGATGACCGCCACATGACGCGCGGCGCCTCATCCATGACAAAGCCGGCTGTGCCATATGGCACAGATTACCATCCTGGAAAACCACTTCCGGAAACAACCATAACGATCCATTTTTTCGCCTGCAAATGGCTCCTGGAATGGATCGAGAGCAATGCACAATACATTGATATTCAAGCATTTATAAGGAAATGCGTGTTCGCTCAAATCCCAGCCGGCAGCCTTGGCGGTCTGCTGGGAAAAAGCTTATGAACCCTTTGCCATGTGGCAAAACGCCACACTATTTCATTTTTTTCTTGCCTTTGGTGTTACCATATGGCAACATTCTTGCGGAGCAACCGCCATGAGCAAGAAAAAGCGGAAGAAAGGAGGGCAGCCCGGGAACACCAACGCGCTGCGCCACGGATTCTACTCCCGCAAGTTCCAGGAGCTGGAAGCCGCCGACCTGGACCAGATACGGGCCGGTATGGTCGATGAAATCGCCATGCTGCGCGTCTCTATCCGCAGGGTGTTCGACCATTCCACCGACCTCGCGGAAGCAATCGAGCAGCTCAAGCAGGAGCTCATTTCCCGTACAGGTACCGACAGCGACAACTCACAAGCCTTCTCCAAGCTCAATGTTCTCTCCTCCGCTCTATCCACCCTGGGGATAGCGACCACCCGGCTGGCCCACATGCTCCGCACCCAGCAATTCCTCGACGGGGGCTCCGACGATCCCCTCGAGGAGCTCATCCTGGAGGCACTGGAGAACATGCAATGACCGCGCACTGGGAGGTAGTCATAAGCTTTCTGCTGGGAGTGATCACCATCCTCCTCGGCCTGATTGCCGCCCAGAACAAGCGCCTCACGGAAAAAATCGAGACGAAGCTCGATGTCAAGGTCGACGACTCCCATTGCGCGGCCTGCTCCGCGCGCACCGACAAGGCCCTTGACGCTCTCTGGCAGGCTTTCAACCTGCACATGAACAACCTCCACCTGAAGGCACGCGATGACGGCTGACACTCGCACCCGGCATACAGGCAGCTCGACGGTAAAAGCCCTCATCAGGCTGCTCGGCGATTTTTTCACCTTCGCCCTCAAGCTCTCGCTGATAAAGCTTCGCTCCTACCAGATCGCGCCCGCAAGGGCCGTCATCAATTCGGTCCTGAACGATCTCGGCCTCACCATTGTCATCGTCATGCCTCGCCAATCCGGGAAAAACGAGCTGCAGGCACAGCTCGAGTGCTACCTCCTGCGCCGCTTCTGCCGGAGCGATCAAGATATGGTGAAGGCCAGCCCCACCTGGAAGCCGCAGTCACTTAACGCCATGCGCCGCCTGGAGCGGGTCCTGAAGAAAAATCCCCTGACTAAATCGGCCTGGAAAAAGGAGTCCGGCTATATCTTCCGGGTCGGCTCGGCCTGCATCGCGTTTCTGTCGGGAGCCCCGGACACCAACATCGTCGGCCAGACCGCAAATCTCCTTTTGCAGCTCGACGAGGCCCAGGACATCCAGATCCAGAAATATGACAAGGACCTGGTCAACATGGTCGCCTCCACCAACGCGACCCGGGTCTTCTGGGGCACCATGTGGACCAGTAAAACGCTCCTTGCCCGGGAGATCCGCATGGCGCGGCAGGCCGAAGCGGAGGACGGAATCCGGCGCGTCTTCATCTACAACGCCGATGATGTGAGATCCGAGGTCCCGGCCTACGGCAGGTTCGTCGACACACAAGTGCAGCGCCTGGGCAGAAACCACCCGCTCATAAAATCACAGCTCTTCTCCGAGGAGATCGACGCCGAAGGCGGCATGTTCACCACCGAGCGCCGCGCTCTGATGCAGGGGCATCACTCGTGGCGGGAGACTCCCGAGCCCGACAAGATCTACGCCATGCTGCTCGATGTCGCCGGCGAGGACGAGGCTGCAACCGAGGACGGCGACTTCGAGCTCTCCAGCCAGGACCGGAACCACACGGCGGTGACCATCGTCGAAATCGACATGTCCACGCTCCGGGTCGAGACGGTCAAGGCCCCCACCTACCGCACCGTCTGGCGCAAGGAGTGGATCGGCGACAAGCACACCGCCATCTACAGCCAACTGGTGGGCATCGCCAACCACTGGGCCGCGCGCTGGCTGGTCGCCGACGCCACCGGAGTGGGCGCAGGACTCGTCAGCTTCCTCGACAAAGCCCTGCCGGGCAAGGTGATCCCCTTCGTCTTCACCCGAAAATCAAAATCCCAGCTCGGCTGGGGGTTCCTGGCGGTGGTCGAGACCGGCCGCTACCGCGAGTATGCGCCGCTTGAGCAAAACAAGCTGCAAAACACGCTCTGGACGCAGGTCGAGTACTGCCAGTGCTCGGTTGTCACCGGCCCCGACCGCACCATCTCCTGGGGGGTCCCGGACGGCACCCGGGACCATCGCACGGGCGAGCTGGTCTTCGACGACATGCTCGTCTCATCGGCCCTGTGCTGGGTGCTCGACCAGCAGGAATGGGGAACGGGCGAGAGTCACGTAATAGACGCCGACGATCCGTTCGCCGGCATGGACGAGGTTTTTTAAGCGGGAGGTCCCATGCGGTGGACCTGCATCAGCAACATGACATTATCAACGCGGTGCTGGGCATCAAATATGTGCAATACCGCCTCATCGCCCTGAGCAAAACGAGTTACTTAACGCCACCGGCCGCTCGCCATGTCGCAAGCATCGCACACGATCTGGCGACGCACGCCACCAGGATAGAATCCACAGCACGAGGAGCACACACCATGTCGGCAAAGAGACTACTCAACGCATCAATCGCCCTTCTTTCGGCAACCGTGATCCTGTTCGTCGCAATGCTCTTCCTCGGCGGCTGCGGGACGGTTCCACACCGGCCGTCCTTCTGCGCGGACGACGAGCCGAGCTACATCTACGACACGGCGGCCCAGCTGAACGTCGATCCGGCAAACATCGGCTCGCTGCTTGTGATCGCCAACATCGAGGCCATCGAGCATTGTCCGGAGTACACCGAGGAGGCGGCCAGGGGCGCGGTAAAAAACCTCAGGCAGTTACTAGCAGGCGGATCACCGTCCTACTTCGAATTGCTCACCCTGGCGCAGCAAAACATCACCTTCGTCAATGACTACGCGGGGCGCGAGATCATGCTCCTGGGCCTCTTCATGCCGGTACTCTCGGCCAAGGTGCCCATCACCGACTGCGATCTGAAATGCTTCCTCTACCAGCTCGACAAGCTCGAGCAGTCGATGGATGTCTATTTCGGCAAAAAAGACGCCATTCTCCGGCAATGGGAGAGGGAAGATCTTTTTTTCGCACGGCTGGCCGTCCATTACATGCGTTCCTCGAGAGAATCTGCACTCCGTTACGAACGCCTTCACGCGGCTCCGAGATGACGGAGCACAGCGCGTGGCCCAAGGGACTTTTTGCAGTCAAGATCCATCGCTGGTGAGCTTATGACGGACGACCGCCACAGAACATTGCTTCTACCGCACGGCACAATTTGCGCCCTCATCACTTTCGTGCTGCTTGCTGCCGGGACGGCCGCACTCTTCGTCATCGGCGAGCTTCCCGACTGGCTGGTGGCGCTCATAACCCTTACCGTGCGCGATTACTTCGCACGCGAGAACGATTGAGGATCACATGTCCATAGCATCCCGCATCGAGCTATCGGAAAAAGTCGAAAACAAGGAGTTCCGATTCGGCCAGACCGACGAGTACTTCCCCTGCATGGTCATCACCGAAGACGGGGAAAGACCGGCGCTTTTCACTCTCGACCAGATCGAGGTCGCTCTCGAGCGGGCGCAGGCGAACCCCGAGGACATCCCCAAAAAGGGGTTCCTCTCTAACATTTTCGGCGCAATCTTCGGGTGATCGGAATGGACTACATCAGGTACAAAGGCGGCTATAAATACCAGCTCTGCAAGACCTATACGGTGTGGACGGAGATCAGGCCGCCGCGGGTCATCAAAACGCAGTTCATCTGCCTGACCCCGGACGGCCTGCTGCGCATACGGCGGGGCTACGCGTGGGATGGTCCCTCGGGGCCTGCGATCGATACACCGAACTTCATGCGCGGCTCGCTGGTCCATGACGCTTTCTACCAGCTCATGCGCGAGGGGTACCTCGACCCTGAGCAGTATCGCAGGCCTGCAGACCAACTCTTGCGCGACATCTGCATCGAGGACGGCATGACCCGCATAAGGGCATGCTGGGTCTACCTCGGTGTCAGATTTGCGTCAGGACCATGTGCGAGCCCTGCCGGAATTAAACCCGTTTGCACGGCGCCCGGGCGCTCAGCCAGGGAGGCCTGATGCTCGACTCCATTCGCATGCGCATAGCCAGATGGGTGCTCGGGAAAGTTCTCCTGGCGCAAATCACCGCCAGGGTGGACGACTCGCCCGGCTGGGGCGGAACGACGGACACGCGCCACGACTACGACCAGCCGACCGTCGCGAAGCTCTACGCCGACGCGCTCACCGCCTGGCGGAAGAACCCGATCGCCAAGCGGATCGTCGCCATCACCACCGACTTCACGGTCGGCGAAACGATCAAGGTGAGCTCTCCGGACAAGAACCTCGACGCATTCATCAAGAGGTTCTGGAGCCACCGGAAAAACCGCATGGCCCTGAGGCTGGAATCCATGAGCGACGAGCTGTGCCGTGCGGGAGATCTCTTCGTCGCACTCTTCAGAAATGACGCCGACGGCATGAGCTACATCCGCTTCGTCACCAAGGAGCAGATCAAGAAGATCAACTCGGCCGAAAACGACTGGGAGACCGAGCTATCCTTCGAGGAGTCGATCCTTTCCAGGGACCAGCGCACCTGGCTCTCGCCCGATCATCCGGAAGCGGCAAGCTCGCAGGCCGTCATGCTCCATTACTCGATCAACCGCCCCCTCGGGGCATTGCTCGGCGAAGGCGACCTCACCTCCATGCTCCCCTGGCTGCAGCGCTACTCGCGCATGCTCGAAGACCGCGTGCGCCTGCACTGGGCGATCAGGGCGTTTCTCTGGCTGGTCACCGTCCCCTCCGACAAGCTCAAGGAAAAGCGCGAGCAATACAAGTCACCGCCCGAGTCGGGCTCGGTCATCGTCAAGGACAGCACCGAAACCTGGGAGCCGGTCAACCCCAATCTTCGGGGTGCAGACGCCCAGCACGACCTGACGGCGGTAAGGTCGATGGTCGATGCCGGCTCGGGCTACCCGGCGCACTGGCGGGGCGAGGGCGGAGACGCCAACCGGGCGACGGCCGTCGCCATGCAGGACCCGACCGAGAAGCACCTGCTGCGCCGCCAGGCATACTTCTGCCACATCCTGTGCGACATTCTCCACCACGCTTATCAGCGCGCGGTTCAGGCCGGCAAGGCTCAACCACTCAAAACCGACGACTACGAGGAGCTTTTCGAAGTCGTCACCACGGACCTTTCGACCACCGACAACGAGCGGCTGGCAAGGGCGGCAAGAGGCCTCGCCAGGGCCTTCCAATCCATCGCCCAGGAGCTGCCCGGCCCATCGACCAAGCTCACCCGTCTCATGATGGACATGGTCTTCGAGTTCGCCGGCAAGCCGCAGCGGAAGGAGGTCCTCCAGGAGATCATGGAAGAGGCCGAGGAAACGCGGAAAGAAATCTGGCCGGATCTCAAGGACAAGTACCTGAAGGAGGGAAAACAGTGAACCCAATTGTCTACCGTGTCGCTCTCTCTGGCTCGCAGGTAGAGGAGTTGGCGGCCAAAAAGCACACCCACAACTCCAAGACGGCCGACTCCGAGCCCGATTGGGGCAGCGTCGACAAGTCCGCGCTCCCTCGTAAGGCCCACGCCGACATGGGCGAGGAGGACAAAAAGTCCAGCTGGAAGTATCCCCACCATCACATCGTAGGCGGTACTGAAAAGGACGATGACGGCGTCTGGAAGGACGGCACCATGTACTTGCACAAGGGGGGACTGGATGCCGCCTGGTCCGCCGCGCAGGGTGGGAGGTCCGGGCAAAAGGCGCCGCAGGCGGTGATCGATCACCTGCAGCAGCACAGAAGCGCGGTCCATGGCAAGGATGCAAAATCTCAATCGGTGGATCCTACCGACGAGAACAGCGGTATGGTGATCCTCTCCGGCTCCCTCGTCAAACTTGCAAAGAAAGACAAAAAGCGCCGGGAGTACCCCTGCCAGTTCATTAAAACCGGCCGCGCCACGGCCAAGGGAGGCCGGGCAAGCAATCTGGTCATAACGGCAGATCCACTCAAAGAGGCCGTGGCCGCCGGCATGTTCAACAGCCGGGCGTCCTTCATCGACCACCCGGACTTCTTCCAGGACAACCCGTCCCTTAACGACCTCGTCGGCCTCTCCATCAACTCGGAATGGAACGAGACGGCCCAGTCGGTAGATGGCGCCATCAGATTCTACAACACACGCCTGGCTACCGAGTTCGGCGATCTGCTGGACCAGCTGCTCGAGGACGCCAAAGCGGGCGAGCCGGTCCCGGATGTCGGGCTTTCCATCATATTTTACCCGCGCTTCGAGTACTCGGAGCATGAGAACGGCTATGACCGCATTCTCACAGGCATCAACCACGTGGACACCATCGACTGGGTCTTCGGACCCGCAGCGGAGGGCAGAATGAAAGCAATGCTGAACCGTATCAAACTCAACCAACAGGGCGTAACCGAGCCGCAGGCTCCCCCGGCAGATCCTCCCGCAACTCCGCCCCGGGAGCCGGCAGCTGCGCCAGAGCAATTAAGCCGGCAGCCTACTCAGCCTGTTCAGCCCGCTGAGCCTCCTGCGCCCGCACAACAGCCGCAGCAGACCGCTCAGCCCCCTGCGCAGCCGCAGCAAATGGCACAATCGCCTGCGGAGCCCCCTGCGCCGGCTCAACCCGCACCCCGGCCCCGGCAGGTCATCACCCCCGAGGACAACGCCTGGCTCACCGCCGTAAGGCAAAGCTCCATGCAGGCCATTATCCTCGCCTCGGGGCTCCCGGAGATCGCGCGGCAGCGCCTGGCCGTTCAGGACTACGCAACCCCCGAGCAGCTCCATGCGGCAATCGAGACCGAGCGCCGGTACCTCGCTGAGCTCACAGAGGCAAATGTGATCCAGGTCGGCGGGATCGCGCCGAGGTCGCCCGCCATCTCCATGGGAAGGACCTCCATCGAGCAGGTCGAGGCGGCCCTGGAGGCCCTGCTCGCCGGCACCCGTCCGCCCGACGGGATTCAGCCCCTCTCCGGCATCCGTGAAATGTACCACCTGCTCTCGGGCGACTACGAGATGACAGGCCTCTACCACCACGACCGGGTCATGCTCGCAAATGTCAATTCGAGCACCATGGCCGGGCTCGTCGCCAATGCCTTGAACAAGCGGGTGGTCAACGAATTCCAGAAGTACCCGCAATGGTGGCTGCCGATTGTCATCATCGACGATTTCACCACCCTCCAGGACATCAAGTGGATCACCCTGGGGGGCATCGGGGATCTCCCCACCGTTGCCGAAGGCGCGGCCTACACGGAGCTCACCTGGGACGACCAGACCGAGACCGCCGCCTTCCTGAAAAGGGGCGGATACCTCGGGATCACCTTGGAATCGGTTGACAAAGACGAGACCCACAAGCTCCGCGCGGCTCCGCGTGCTCTCGCGCAGGCCGCCTACCTCACTTTGGCAAAAGGCATAGCCGGGATCTTCACCGTCAACTCGGGAACCGGCCCCGCCATGAGCGACGGCCTGGTCCTCTTCCATGCCAGCCACAACAACCTCGGCAGCACCGCGCTCTCGTGGTCCTCCTGGGGCGCGACCAAGATTGCCATGCGGCAGCAGACCGAGCTCAACTCCGAGGAGCGCCTTGGCGGACTCACCGCACCCCGGTACATGCTCGTTCCCTCCGATCTGGAGGTAACCGCCCTGCAGATCCTCGCCTCGGAGCAGCAACCGGCCGCTGATGCAGC